ATATACCGAGGGACTTAACGGAAGGTGCGTGAGCAGCTGGAGCAGGACCAACATCGAAGGCTATCTTAGAGAACCTTTGATCCTTTTTAGGGATTAGTCCTTGAAGAACAGGAATGTCGTGTATTATCTTTAGTGTAAAGGTGGAGAAGTCATCAGCACGGTTCTTAGATGCAGATACAACCAGGATGTTCTTAGTGGGGTCTAGGAGGAGTTGATGTACAGCATAGGCAGAACATATCCAAGACTTACCTACTCCACGGAACGCCATGATAACAGATCGTTTAGGACCGTGTTGCATGAAGTCTGCAATGTCATATTGTAATCCAGTAGGATCAGGTAGGTTCAAGTGTTTCCAAACTACATATAAGAAGTTACGGAAGTCCTTGAGTTGTTTAAGTTTATCGATACTCACAATCCAACTCTTTTGTCTCTCTCTTTCGGTGTTGTTATTACTTTGTAGCTACTTTTTGCTTTAGTTGTATATCATCTTCAAAGGGGAGTACTTCATTGAGTAGGTCATTAAGGGGAGTATCTTTCCCACTTGTTAATACAATCTCATTATCTTTAAGTAATTGCCTAGCACCGTTCAGTAGTGATGGATTGTACTCACCAGTCTCGTGCATCTGATCGATAGCTGATTTGTAGGTATCTGCTACATAACCTTGTAATTTACCTAGTTCTTCAAAAGTCTTCATATTGTTAAGCTACTGATTTATTCCCTTTACACTTCCATTTATCACGGCTCAAATTATTAGGGCTGTTAGGATTACTCCTCCAATCTCCTTCGATATTATTAGACCTATTACAGTATGCGTTTGCTTTTGCAGTACCAGGTCTTATTCTATCGCCTCCATCTTTAGCTTTACCTGCTTGACCGTAACCTATGCGATTCTTTCTGCCTGTCTTAGGGTTTTTAACTATTTTAACAAAACGCTTACCTTTAGGCTTCTTTATACTTAACTTACGCTTCATTACTTTTAAACCCACGCTTCATATTTGCGTAGGACTTAGGTGATATAGTAGACTTCTTCTTGCTACGACTAATGCCTAGCTTTCTTCTTCTGTTAATGTTTGCGTATAATCCTTTTTTCATCGTTTAATTAATATCTCCATCATTCTATCTAGTTTACCGTTAATCTCTTTAACCGTTGTTTCAAGACCACTCATACGGTTCTCAACAGCAGTATCTCGTTCTCGTTGCGTAGCTAACTCTACTTCAATCTTTGTTAATCGTTTCTCGTCTGTGTCTAAGCGATCTGATAGTTTCTTTATAACCCATCCGATAGCACCTAGGATAACAGCTAGAGCAGTGTCGAGAAAATGTGATACTGATTCAGTCATTGTTTAAAGAGCTGAGATTATGAAAGCGAATAACTCGTTGTATCTAACTCCTAACTTAGGACCAGATGTTTCAATTACAGCATAATCGTTACTGTCTAAACCTTCATCAGTAAAAGCTGTTTGTACTTCTTGTGCATTTACACCTACATGAATTTTAGAGGTATCGTTTTGTACTTCTTTTATAAACCTAAACTTTCTAATTAAACTTTTTAATCTTACTGCAACTCTTCCTTCAGCTTCGTTTAAAGTATTAATATCTTGTTTAAGAGTCTGATCTGAAGTTAAAACTACACCGTTAGCAGTAACAGAGCCAGGAACTGAAAGGTTACCAGAAGAATTAAAAGCCAGAGATTGAAAACCACTCGAACCGTCACTAATAGTAAAACCCATTTGATTAGATGCTGGTTGAAATTGAATAAAAGCTGAGTCAACACTATTACTGGGAGAACTAAATTTTATTTGATTAGCACCTGCTGCTGTAGTGTTAGATATAGTTATAGAATCAATTACACCGCTCGCATTTTTAGAAATAGAAACAGTGCCACCAACTCCAATCACATTAGTACTATCGTTAACACTAAAAACTGAATCTGTATCGCTTATCTTAGCAGCTGTGACAGCGTTATCAGCTATCGTAAGTGTAGTAGAACCTGTAACATCACCTGTATGAGTTTGGTTGTAAAGATTAGTAGAACCTTGTGTAAGACCGTCTGTGTTAGTAGGATTGACTTGAGCACCAGCTGCAATACCTGCAAGCTTAGTTTGTTCAGCGTCATCATACTCATTAGTATTAGCGTTGCTCTCGTAAAGAGTCTTAACTTGAGCAGCTGTAGGAGAAGCACTACCACTAGCAGCAGCTGTAATCCTTCCTTGTGCGTCTACTGTAAGATCGGTGGCAGTGTAAGAGCCTGGAGTTACAGCAGTGTTAGCAAGCTTGTCAGCAGTTATAGCGTCATCATCGATCTTGTCTGTAGTGATAGCAGCATCAGCGATGTTAACGGTATCGATAGGACCACCTGCTGTGCCTGTTGCTAAAGTAGCAGCTATTTGAGAGTCTACATAACTTTTCCTAGCAGCGTGATTTCCGTTAGTAGGATCAGTGGCTGGAAGTGTTAAAGCACCACTCATTGAATCACCTGCCTTAGTAACTTGTAGTGCGTCTTGACCGTCTACATAAGTCTTATTAGTAAGATCGTTGCCAGTACCAGGAACAGCAGAGGAAGTAACTTTATTAGCACCCATAGCCAAGTTACCAGTCATCGAGTCACCAGCTACATCGACAAAAGTAGTATCTGCGTAGTTCTTAGTTACTGCATCTTGTGGGTTTGTAGGATCAGCTAGGTTTTTAATCTTGGCTAAATCGGCATCGTAGTGTCCATCAACAGCATCTTTGGTCATCGTGTTCTTACCGCTACCCTCTTCAATCTCTTCACTAAGATAAAGGTTGTGAAGGTAAGCACGATCTAGTTCTACCTCAGTAAGTACACTTCCATTCTCAAAGTCTACAAGAGCAGTATCAGAAGCACTATCTCTTTTGATCCTTATCCTGTCTCCAGTTGCTGGAGCAGTAACAAATATTATAGCAGCAGAAGGAGAAGTTTGGATTGTGTAGTGAGTAGTAACTGTTTGATCTACAAATTTACCACCAGCTAAAGCCACTGTATCAAGTTGTACTACAACGTGTGTGTCATCGAGATAAGGAAAAGGAAAAGCAAAGGAGGTAGTAGTATTATCCCCAGTGTAGTCTACGTATGTATTAGGCATGGTAATCTATTATTAATTTGTTTGTTGTAAAAGTTCAAGCACTTAGTCAGTGAGCACCTCTAAAGCAGGTGACATAACTTTTCTAGGTGCATCCTTACCTTCTATTGATGTTTCTTTTTGAATTTTATTTATTAACTTATATTGTTCTTTCAATAAGGGTGTCTCTTTTATTAGTTTTCCTAAAGCTGTCTTTCTTATTTTACCTAGTTCTGATTCTATTGAAAGCTTTCTGAGGTCTTTTATTGGAGAACCTTTAGGCACATTACCTAGTCTTTGTATCTTCGGGTGGTTATATAATTTTATTATTGCATCTTCAGGTTTTAGTTCTGAATAAATTTGCTGCCATCTATCATATAAATTTTGCTCTAAACCAAACCCATAATCTTTACTGACTTTAAGTTTTCTTAAATCTAAACCAGGAACACCGTCTGTAGGTCTACTAAAACTAAAACGACCATTTAGTTCAGCTATAATACGCTTTGCCTCATCTTGTTTAGTAAACATTTTATCTCCTACCTTTAAAGCCCTACCTTCTTTTACATCTTTTTTTGTGGCTTTTTCAGTTTTTAATTCACTTACTCTTAAAGGACTTAAATAGTTTATAGCGTTACCAATTGAATTATAAGGAGAGGAAGGTTTAGGTATACCTAAAACATCTCTCTTAGGAGATAGTTCTCTACGAGTACTGCCTAAAGCCATTTTTAATTGATCCATCGGACCGTTTATTTCCCTCAAGTAAGGATCATTTAAAGCTGCTGATCCCCTAACAAGGGAGGGAACTGCCAATCTGTTTATAGATGACATAATAGTATTAATACCGCTCTTGCCTCCTTCTTCCCATTTACCTTTAAAAATACCATCGTTAAATTCACTGATGTTTTTTAAATAAGTCTTATCACTTATTAAAGCTGATAAAGCTAGTTGTGCTGTACTTGTTAGTTGGCCTAACCAATCATCAGGCATTGAGTTATCTTCATGTGCTCTAAGGGCGGTAGCAGCAACTCCATACACATCCGCTATAGCACCTAACCTAGCCATTGGCATGTATTTATCCCCAAGTTGGTCACCGTTACTTATACCTGTGTCCCAAAATCTTTTAGTAGCAGAAATATTTAAAGCATTAGGTTGCCATCCTGTATCCTTCTTATTTTGCAGTTCTTTATAATCTTGTGGTCCTTGACCTGTGAATAGTTGTTGATCGGCTAGATATAAAGCTGATGCCCAAAGACCTGCTCCTACTATCTGCCTTCCTCTAGCTTGTGCTCTTATTGAGGGGTTTTCGCTTTGTAGTTCATCTATTGTTCTTTTAAATGTAACTTTATTAACACCTGGTAAGAGAGCTAAACTAGAAGTTGTCCCTCCTAACTCCATGAACATATTTGTAGGAGTTTTTAAGAAAAGCTGTATTAATTCAAGCACTGAACTTTTTTGTCTTAGTTCGCCTAATTTTGTAGCACCTGCCTCTAAAACTCCATATTCAGAACTTAAATCTCTTTGAAATGTTATTTTATCTCCGAAATCTTTTACATACTCTAACTCGCTTGATAATTTATTATTCCAATTATCCTTAACATATTGAGCCATGAACTCTTTAGCTTCTTTTGGTTCTAAATCCTGTTCTCTAGCTTTAGTTACAGCTTCTAATTCTACATCTCTTTTGGTCTTATATCTCTTTCCATCTACAAAATACCTAGACATCTTAGCGTTCATAAAGTCGTTGATACCTTCTACAGGAGCTTCCCCTTTTTTAACTAGTTGCTTATACTCTTCAGCTAACATTGCACGTGCTTGTGCTTTTCCAAACAAATGTCTATAAAATTCATCTTGAAAAACTAAACCTTTAGGACCAAAATTAAGCATCTCTCCTACATTCTCTACTGTCTCCCCTATCGGTCCTTTTAGACCTGTAGCTTCCATTGCAAAAGCCTTTTCCCCTATTTTTTCATAATGAGTATTGAGGGATATAGAACCTTGGGAGTGTTTAGATGCTAGTACAGCAGAGTCCCATGCATCTTGAATACCGTGTAATAAATATTTACTTGTCCTTAAAGCCATTCTAGTTTGTTTTAAGTCTCCTGTAGCTAGTCCACCTACTCCTTGATTAAATAAAGAATACAAAGACATCATAGCATTACCACTCGCAGCAGCTGCTTGAGTAGGAGGAGCACTTAAAACACTATCATAAACTAACTCTTTAGCTGCTCTACCAAACTTTTCTCCTGTTGATCTTTTACTTATTTCAAGTAACCTACCTAATTTAGCAGGGTCTTTTATAAGCCTTAACTCAGATAAAAACCCTTTCATAGCTTTTAATCCTCCCAGCTTTTCTAATTGCTCTTTCAGTTGCCCAGGTTTTAAATCTTTGGAATATTTTATTAAGTCTTCTGCTAAACCTTTTTCTAATTTATCTGCTTTTCTTTCAAGGGTGTTTATGTTTGCTGCAATGTCTTCTTTGAATAATTTTCTGCTTTGCAACAACTTACCAGCTGAGCTGCCTATAGTAGAAGAAGACTCAGCAAACACTTGTAATCTATCTAAATCACCTAATAAATCATTAACTACTTTTGGATCATTTAAATCTACATTAGCGTCAAACTTTTTATTCCAATTAGAGAAAGCTGAAAAAGTCATGCTATCAGCTAAAACTGTTTTATAAATAAGGTCTTCAGATTCTCCAGCTATTTGTGTTACATATGCTGATTCATCTAAGCTAGGGTCTAATTTTTTACGTAACGCAGCAGCTTGTTTTATTAAAGATTCTTTATCTGTCTTTATTCTACCGCTTTTAATTTTATCTGACAGTTGTTCTAAGACAGCAGCCATTGATTTTTGTATCCCATCTTCGCCAGTAAAAGCCGCTAGATTAATCGGTATGAGTTCACTCTTTCCTTCTAAGAACATAGACAGGTCATCATCGCTCATTCCCATCCTTTCAATGGCTTCCATCTTTTGCTCTGTTGTCAGCTTCGTAGGTTGCTGAGTAGATAACGGCACAGCCTTTTGAGTGGTAGGTGCTTCAGAAGGTTTAGCTTCAAGTTTCTTGCTAACTTCTGTGATTTTATATGCAAACTGTGTCTGCATTTTAGTGCCGTCTCTAAGTTTTAAGTCCTTTGGTTGAAGATATTTACCGTTCTCTTTTGTTATTGAAAATGCCTTGTTTATTCTTGAAGTCATTAAAGGGACTCCGTTTTCCCCATCCATTTTTTGTAATTTAATTTGTCCACGAGCTTCCATTTTTTGAAGCATTTGAAGAAAAGGAACGCTCATTCCACCTTTAGAAGTGGTGTCAGTGTATACGCTTGGGTGTGCAGCTAATAAGTACTTTAAGGTTTTTTGAGCAGACCTTTTAACTGTTTCGTCACCTTCTATAAAAGTTATCGCAACTCCGTCTTCTCTTGGTTCGTACCTTACATAAGCTTTAGAATTAGGGTCGGATATTTTCTTTTGTTGGGGACTTTGTTTAACAGGATTGTCTTCTTCTACTACAGCTTGAGGTGCTTCAGCAGGTTCACCTGTTTCTTCTTTAGGTCTAAGTACAGTACCTTCACCTGTCTGTGTTCCTTCTGAAGTTCTTAAACGCTCGGCAATAGCTTGCTCTATTTCTTTTTGTTCCTCTAAAGCTTTTTCTCTTAAACCCTGCAAGTACTCACGGTCATCTAATTTAATTGATTCAATGGATGTTTTTAATTCGTCTTTTTCTTTTAACAATAAAGTTCTTAACTCTCCTGTTACTTGAGGGTCTTTTAAAGTTCTATCAATGGTGTTAAGTCTATTAACGGCGTTTAACTCTGCCCCCCTCTTTATTTCATTTAGTGTCTTGTTAGATGCTCCAAGCTTATTAAAATTAACATCACTGTAAGCGGTTGCAACTGTTCCAAAACCTGCCCCGAAACCGCCAGCCCAACCTATTTGAGTTGGGCTTAACTCTTCAAACTTTATTTTTCCGCTTT